GGCACGGGGGCTGGCTCTGGTGCAACGGGTGGCCCGGCTTTTGTTACTGGGTTAACTACTGGGCTGTCTTCCGCGACTGATCTCGGTGGGGCAAGCACTACTAGCGGTAACGGTGGGTCGTCGTATCTTGGTGGCGGTGCCGGTGGTGGTGGCGGTGGTAGCAGCGGCGGATCGTCGTTCTTTTCTGCGGCTGGCGGCGGAAGTTCGGGCACTGTTTCCAACGGCAATGTGGCAAGCAATGGAGGCGCTGGAGGCAGCGCAGGGGGTGCCGCGACCACAGCGGGTGGCGGCGGGTCTGCCGGCGTGGCGAACACTTCTGCTGGTGGTAATGGCGCTGACGGCAAAATCCCCGGCTACTGCGGCCAAGGTGGCGGTGGCGGCGGGGGCAATAGCGCCGGTACGGGCTTCGCAGGCGGTAACGGCGGCGCACCGGGCGGCGGTGGTGGCGGTGGCGGTGCAGGCCTGACGACGGGCGGGGCCGGAGGCGCTGGCGCCCGAGGGCAAGTTGTCGTAATCTCGTGGTAACAGGTGGTACGATGGTACAGCGTTGGGCAATGATTCAGAGCGGCGTGGTCATCAACGTCTGCTTGTGGGACGGCGACACGAACACGTGGGAGCCGCCCTCGGGCATTGAGATGCAGCCAGCGACCGATGATTGTGGTATTGGCTGGACGTGGGACGGCGAGACCTTCTCGCCGCCTGCAGGAGCGTAACGCATGGCCGCCCTAGACTTTCCAGCCAGCCCGACCATCGGGCAGACCTACACGGCCAATGGATCGACGTGGCAGTGGGACGGCACCGCGTGGGTGGCGAACAACGTGCTGGCGATCACCGGGGGCGGCACCGGCGCGAACACCGCCTCAGGCGCGCGTACCAACCTTCTGCCGACGCAAAGCGGCCAAAGCGGAAAATATCTCAGCACAAACGGCACTGATGTTGCTTGGTCAACAGTTGCGGGCGTGGCGTCTGATTTTCAGGAGTTCACCAGCAGCGGGACGTGGACAAAGCCGAGCGGCGCGACGTGGGTTTATGTCGAAGGCATCGGCGGCGGCGGCAGTGGTGCGCGGGAAACCGGCAGCCCTGGCGGTGGGTCTGGTGGCGGTGGCGGTGCCTTTAACGCAAAGATTTTTCGCGCCTCTGACCTTGCCGGAACTGTGACCGTAACGGTCGGATCAGGTGGCGCATCTGTAAGCAGCGGCACCTCAACTCCCGGCAATGACGGTGGCGATACAACGTTTGGCAGTCAGCTCACCGCAAAGGGTGGCAAAGGTGGCAATCGCGGCTCTGACAACACATCGTTTCAGGGCGGCATGGGTGGAGGGGGCCAACCCGGCGCGACCAGTAATTCAGGTGGCGATCAATTTACGCCTGCCAGCGGTGGCTATGCCAGCGGCGGTGGTGGTGCCGGCACTTCTGTCGCCTTTAACAGCCCGCAAGTTGGCGGAAATTCAGTCAAAGGTGGCGCTGGCGGCGGCGGAGGGTTTGGCGGCACTTATGGTGCCGGCGGCGTGTCAACGGATGGCGGCAACGGCGGGGCCGGTAATGCCACAACTGGCGTTGCAGGCAGTGCGCCCGGCGGTGGCGGCGGTGGCAGTGGTGGCACATCAGGCGCTGGTGCTGCTGGCCGCGTTCGCGTTTGGGCATGGTGATGGCAATGCGTGCTGCAATTATTGACAACGGCGTGGTGGTCAACATCGCGGAGGCTGATGAAGTCTTTGCCGCTGAGCAGGGCTGGATCGTCAGCGATGCGGCCGCAATCGGCGATTTGTGGGACGGGCAGGCGTTTACCCGGCCTGAGCCTCCGCCGCCTCCGGTGCCGCAAGTCGTGTCAATGCGGCAGGCGCGCTTGGCGTTGCACAATGCGTCCATGCTCGATGACGTCGAGGCTGCCATCATTACGATGGACGAGCCGCAGCGCACGACCGTGCAAATCGAGTGGGAATATTCTACCGAGGTGCGCCGCACGTCGCCGACCACAACGATGCTGGCCGGCACGCTTGGCTTGAGCGAGGAGCAGATCGATCAGCTCTTCATCGACGCGGCGAAGCTGTGAACGGCGTTCTAGCGTGCAGGGTGCGCGTCTGTTATGACGGGTGCGGATTAATCTTGCGGGCGGAGGCGCTCTAACATGGCCCAGACTGGCTTCACTCCAATTCAGGTGTATCGCTCGGCAACTCCGGGCGCCACGCCGACTGCGAGCAATCTGGCGGCCGGCGAGCTTGCGCTGAACACTGCCGACGAAAAGATCTTCTTCAAGAACGCGTCTGGCACCGTTGTCTCGATTGCAACCGGCGCCGGGACCGGTTCCGTGACCAGCGTGAGCGGCACCGGCACCGTGAATGGTTTGACGCTGACTGGCACGGTCACGACCTCAGGGAGCCTGACTCTTGGCGGCACGCTCTCTAACGTCTCGCTGACCACTCAGGTGACAGGCACGCTCCCGGTGGCGAATGGCGGCACGGGTGTCACGACCAGTACGGGCACGGGAAGCGTTGTCCGCAGTTCGGCTCCATCGCTGTCTAGCCCGACCATGAACAATGCGACTGCGACGGGCGCTTTGAATATCGGCACTGGCGGGTCAATATTTGACACGACGATTAGCCCGTTTGGAACGGGGATTCTGATTGCTCCGACTGGCAGCGCCTGCGCGTTTGCGACAGGAACCTCGTTTGTCGTAACGACTAGCAGGGCTTTTGTGGTTCAGGCCCCTCCCATTCCATCCAGCGCCAGTGATACCGGCACGACCGGGACTATCGCGTGGGATAGCAACTACATCTACGTGTGCGTGGCCACGAATACGTGGAAGCGTGTCGCCATCAGCACTTGGCCGTGACAAGGCGACGTTTAGTATGGTATCTGGCGTGAGATAAATTCAGCGTGAGAGGCTGCCTTGGCTAACGTAAAGATCACCGACCTCACAGCAGCCACAACGCCTCTCGCGGGCTCCGAGCTTCTGGAGATCGTTCAGAGCGGTTTCAGCCGTAAGGTTGCAGCCTCTGACATCGCGGCATCCGCATCGAACGTCCGAACGGTCGCGACCGGCGGCACGGGCGCTACGACCCTCACGGGCGTGGTGAAGGGCAATGGCACGTCGGCTTTCACGGCCGGGACGGTCTCTCTCACGACCGAAGTCTCCGGCACGCTTCCCGTCGCCAGCGGCGGCACTGGCGCCACCACCCTCACGGGATACGTCAAGGGCAGCGGCACGTCGGCAATGACCGCGTCGGCGACGATCCCGTTTGCGGACTTGGCTGGCCGGGCCTACGCCCAACCGCTGAGCTTGCAGGATCAGACCGGCAACGTTTCCGCAGCGACTGCTATCACCTTTGACGCCGATCTGACGGGCACTGGCGTTAGCGTTGTCGCCAGCACTCAGGTCACATTCACTGCGGCGGGCACGTATATGCTCGCGCCATCCATTCAATTCGCCAACTCCGCGTCGTCCGATTACGACGTCACCGTGTGGTTCAGAAAGAACGGCACGAACATTGCGAACTCAGCCACGATTATAACCATCCCGAAAGCGGGCGATGGCGGCGCTGCAGTCCTCAGCCTATCTCTTTTTGAGACTGTCACTGCTGGCCAATATATTGAAGTCATGTGGCTTCCTGAGAACGTGGCCGTGACGGTCGAATACACGGCCGCAGGCGCTATTGCTCCGGCCATTCCGTCGGTCATCCTTCCCGTGATGCGGATCGCCTGATGATCGAGGAGCTTATCTCCCGCGTGTTTTACGCGCGCAATCTGGCTCACTTTGAGCACTGGCGGGCGAAGGGTGAGGGCAGCTTCGCCAAGCACATGGCTCTAGGCGAATTCTACGACGGCGTCATCGACGCAATCGATCCTCTCGTCGAGGCGTATCAGGGCGCTTATGACCTGATCAAAGCGATTCCGGCGCCGAAGCAGACCATGAGCGACAGCCTGAAGTGTCTGGAGGCTGACGCAAAGTGGATTGAGGAGAATCACGAAAAGATCTGCGGGGGCAATCGCGCGGTCGCCAATCTGATTGACACGCTGACCGGCGTATATCTCTCAGCCATCTACAAACTGCGCAACCTTCGATAATGGGTATGGCTGTGGAATATCAGGTTCTCTTTAACGTCGCGCTGGCGGTAGCGGGGTTTTTTGGCGGGTGGACGCTGAACAACATGACCAAGGCCATTGATCGAATCGACCGGGACGTTCGCGACCTTCCGCATAACTATGTGTCCAAGGAGGACTTCAAGGATGCGCATCGCGAGATGCGGGAAGAAATGCGTGACGGTTTCCATAAGATTGACGCGACCTTGGCAGCGATTTTCAAACGGCTTGAGCGCAAAGAGGACAAGGCTTGATGTCTATCGTCTTGGGTCCTCGCTCCCTGTCCCGCCTGCAGGACGTTCACCCGGACCTCGTTCGCGTCGTCCATAAGGCGGCCGCCATGTCGGATCTCGACTTCACGGTTCTTGAAGGCCGTAGGTCGCTAGATCGGCAGAAGCAGTTAATGGCTAACGGCGCGACCCGGACGATGAATTCTCGGCACCTCACGGGGCATGCGGTTGATCTGGCTCCGATGCTTAATGGAAACGTGTCTTGGGACTGGCCCTTATGCCATCGGCTTGCCAAGATCGTGAAGGCCGCTGCGGCGGCTGAGAATGTCCCTATCACATGGGGTGGGGACTGGAGAACTTTCAAAGATGGCCCCCATTGGGAGCTTCCTTGGAAGCAATATCCGAAAGGAAAGTAGTATGAAGAAGGATCAAGTTTTTGGCGTGATCCGCACCGTCGCGGCCGCCGGCTTTGGCTTTCTTGCTGGTAAGGGCTATCTTGACGGCGCGACCGTCGAAGCTCTCGCAGGAGCCGTCGCCACCATTGGTGTGGCAGCATGGTCTGTTCTTAGCAAGAAGCAAGCCTGATGCTTAAACTCTTGTCGGCCATCTTTACGCTTCTTAGCAACATTATGTCGTTGTTTAAGGACAATAAGTTGCGAGAGGATGGCCGACGAGAGGCTATTCAGGAGGCTCAGGATGAAGCTGAACGGCAGGTGGAACTGGCTGAGAACGTTGTCATTGCTGTCGATTTTGAGCATGACAGGCACATGCGCGCACGTTTCGACGCCGCCGCTGGCGGTCGATAATTTCTGCGAGATTGCAAAGCCAATCTACTACGACAGCAGGAATGACAGCGCCAACACCGTGAAGCAGATTGAGCTTCACAATAGGAAATTTGTGTGTCTCTGTGACAGGGACTGTCCGAAGCTGCCAAACTGATGTAGGGTCCGGGCATGGCCACAGCGATGACGTATAGCAGTTTGCTGAACGATCTCCGGAATTATCTGGAGCGAGGCGCTACGCTTGCCACGGATCCGTCGGTTTATGTTCAGCTTCCAAGCCTGATTGGGCTTGCTGAGCGCCGCCTTGCTCGCGAACTGAAGATTCAAGGGACCGTCTCTGTCGCTTCATCGACGATGGTTCAGGGGCAGGCGACCTATGCGAAGCCCGACCGCTGGCGCGAGACCGTCAGCATTCGGGTTGGCACTGGTGCAGGATACAACGTCACGCAGGAAATTTTCCCGCGCGCCTATGAGTATATGCGGCAATACTGGCCGAATCAGACGCTGACTGGGACGCCGCGCTTTTATGCGGATTACGACTATCAGCACTGGTTCTTTGCGCCCACGCCGAGCGCCGCGTTCCCGTATGAGATCATCTACTACGAGCTTCCGCCGCTGCTCGGGGACGACGTGCAGACCAACTGGTTCACCGAATATGCACCGAACGCCTTGCTCTATGCATCGCTTCTGGAGGCTGCTCCGTTCCTGAAGAACGAAGAGATCATTCCGATCTGGCAGGGCTTTTACGACCGCGCGATTGCCGCACTCAACGGCGAGGATATTCGCCAGATTGCTGATCGCGGCATCGTCCGTAGGGAGGATTAAGACGTGCCGTCCTTCGTCAACACCTTTGGTGGTACGAGCGTCTACCCCGCCAGCGTGAGCTATCGCGCTGTGGCGCTCACGGCAAACGTCACCCTGACGTGGCCAACGGAAGTCGCCACCAGCACCGACGTTGTTGCGTCGATCATGGATGTGACGCCGTCTGGCGCCGGCTTCACGATTCGCATGCCGGACGCCTCTCAGGCTTCGGTCGGCGAGACCGTCCTGTTCTTCAACCCGGGAGCCAGCACCTTCACTGTCGCCGACAATGGCGGCAACACGCTCGCCTCCGTCGCGGCCGGGCAAAGCTGGCAGCTTTATCTGACTGGCAACGCGACTGCCAACGGCACTTGGCGCGCTCTGGCCTATGGCGTCGGTTCGTCGGCCATCAACGCGGCGAGCCTCGCCGGCTTGGGCATCAAGGCCATTGGCGCCACGCTGAATCAGGCCATCGAGGTCGGCTCGCTGACCACGGACTTCACCATTGGCACAACCGACCGCTCCAAGATGTTCCTCTGGACCGGCGGCGCTGGCACGCTCACGCTGCCGTCTGCCGCCACCGCAGGAAACGACTGGTTCTGCCAAATCCGTAACGGCGGGAATGGCGCCATCACCGTCGTCGGCCCGGGTGGCGAGACCGTTGATGACGGCCCGTCGCTCATCATGAACCCCGGCGCCAGCGCGTTCTTCGTGTGCAATGGCTCCGACTTCTACACGCTCGGTCTGGGCCAGCCTGCCGAATTCACCTTCGACTATATCTCGATCAACCTGACTGGTGAGACCAGCCCGTACACGCTCTCGGGCGCCGAACTCAATCGCATCGCCTACGAGTTCAGCGGCACGCTGCTGGCCAACATGCAGATCATCGTCCCGGCGACGGTCCAGCAATACTGGGTCAACAACAGCACGACGGGGGCCTACACCCTGACGGTGAAGACGGCGGCTGGCACTGGCGTGACCGTTGACCAGAACGTGCGACAGATCCTGTATTGCGATGGAACGAATGTCCTCGCGGCCGATACTGGCGGCATCGGGATTCCCGTGACCGTGGTTCAGGGCGGCACCGGCTCGACGACGGCGAATGGCGCCCTGATCAATCTGGGCGGCACGTCGCTCGGCATCTCGATCTTCACTGCTGCGGCCGCCAGCAACGTCTGGGCTGCACTGGGACCGGCCCCCTCTGGCACGGTAGACGGTGGTTCGTTTTAATGCTCGTTCCCGTCAACGTCAGATCCGAAGCCGGCATCAAGCGGGACGGCACGAAGTTCGAGGGGAACTTCTACGTCGACGGGCAGTGGGTGCGGTTTCAGCGCGGGCTGCCGCGTAAGATCGGCGGCTAT